GTGTGAAAGCTGCAGGCTGGCCCGGCATGGTTTTCTGTGCCGGTTCAGCGATGGGACATGCCTGAGAACAAGTATGCCGAAGAAGAAGGGAGAAGAATGAGTGAAGAGTATGCGTCGCTTTTCTGTACCGCCGCAACGGCTGCCGCGATGTCCGCATCCTGGTTCTTGCTGGCGCGCAGAGCGTCAAGGTCCAGCGCGCCGCGCGCCAGCTTCGGGTTATGCGCTTTCGCGTCAGACAGGGCCTTGTCGATCTTCGCATCGAATGCAGCGGCCGCCAGCTTTTCATCCCGGTCCTTTTCCGCCGCCTCCGCGCGCTGCTTGTAGTCCGCAATCTGCGCCTTTACCTGCTCCGCGTCCAGCCCTTCAAACTTGCCGATGGCCTCGTTGGCGGCGCCCAGCTGCTCCTGCAGGCCGTCGGCACGTGCCGAAGCTGCGTCCAGGTCCGCCTTTGGAGCGTACAGCTCGTTGATTTTTGCCTCCAGCTTTTCTTCCAGCTCCCCGGTGTAGGCGTCACCCAGCAGCTCTTTGGCAAATTCCAGTGCCATGTTTCAGTCTCCTTCCTTTTTAAATACAATATATTTGTGCATAACAAAAGGACCCCCGTGAAGGGGTCCTTCAGCTATCATTTAAAGGCGCTTAAACGGACGTTTAAACGCAGGTCAGGGCGCGTGCCGGTTTTGCCGGCGCACCAGCTCATCCACCAGAGCGTCCAGCTCCGCGCGCTTTTCTTCCTCGCTCCTGTGGTCGGTGTATCGTTCAATGAGTTCATCCAGATCTTCACCGGGGAATTGTGCGCGCAGTTCTTCCATATATTCAGCGCCGCTTATCTTTGTCTCGCTCAGACAGAACATTGGATATGGTTTCCCGTATTTTTCCTTGTACGCCTGGCGAAGCTGGTCGTACCCAAGCGACCTCATGAAGGCTGCAAGCTCCGGTGTAATGGGCATAGGCATGACACATACCTCCTAAAACAGTTTCTGGTATTCTTTCCACAGGCCGGGGAAGAGCTTCTTAACGAAGAACAGGTCCGAATCATTCCGTGTTTCCATCGTAAAGAGTTCCGCAAATATCTCCAACGGGACGGCTTCTGAATTTTTTGCCCAGTATTCAGCCTTGTGCCCGAAACCTGTGTCAAGCCGCCCGGAGCTGAGCGCGCTGAGGATGTCTTTCATCAAATCGCTGCGTACTGCCTGCGCTACACGCTGAAATCCCTCGGCGTTATCCAGAACAGCTTTTGAAGCGTCTGAAATCGCATCCACAAATGCTTTGTTTTTGTACCCCTGCGCATTCAGTACATCCGTCCGGTGCGCGAGCTCATGTGTGTTTGCCATTTCAAAGTCGGTCGTGGAAAACTGTGGATGCCTGGGGTTATACAGGATACGGTCCTCCACAGGGTCATACGCAAACGGAGCATCCAGTGTGCCGTCCTCCATGTACTCAGTGGGATTCTTTTCTGTAAAATACCTTAACCATACCATATTCTTTTCCGGCGCATCCGTCAAGGTGTCAAGATACGCGGAATAGCTTTTCCTGGCTTCTTCCACATCCAGCTTGCCGCCGCTGCCTGTGAGCGTACCCGCAGGACGCGGCATTTCCAGCGTGCCGTCCGGTCTCAGCGCCCGGCCCAGCCCCGCCGCCCGCAGCCGCTCCGGCGCGGTGCGCAGCCCGGCCGCAGCCGAAAACCGCTTGTATTCCGCATTCAGCTGCCGCAGAAGGATGCGGCTGCTGCGCAGCTCTCCGCTGCCCAGCTTGCCCTCCTCCTGCGCCGCGGCAATACGGTCCTTGCACTGCCGGATGCTGTTCTCCAGCGCTTTCTGCTGCTGCGTCGCTTCGTACTGGGTGTAGTGCCTGCCCTCGTAGGTGACGCCCTTCGCGTTTTCCCGCGCCATCTCCGCCAGCTGCTCATTCGTCCACTGGGGGCTGTCCACGCCCAGCTTGATCGGCCAGGCGATGTGCTTGCAGCTCAGCGTGCCGATGCGCCGCTGCAGGCGGCTGTTCAGCCGCTTGTATTCCTTATCGCTGTACTGCCGCCCCTGGTAGGGCTCATGGTCCGGCGCGCTGGCGCTGTGCGCGCTGATCTCCCAACCGTCGCACCCGCCGTCGTCGTGATGCTTCTCGTTGATGGCCGTGGTCATTTCGCCCATCTTCGCCATAATGGCGCGCTGGGCCATGAACTCTACGGAAAAAGTGCGCCCGTCCGAGCGGTCGACGGTGCGGATGCCCCGCTGCCACAAGCGCAGCGTGGCACGCCGCACAGCTTCCTCCGGCGTCTTCGTGCCGCTGGAGACCTCCCGGAACACATAGTCCATCGTGCGCCGGTATACATCTTTAATAGGATACACCCGGCCGTCCACATCTGCCGCGGCCAGCTGGCCCAGCACGTTGGCCACTTCCTTGCGCGTCACCTTTACATAGGCTTCGGCAATGTTCCGCAGGCTTTCGTTTTCCTCCAGCGGCGCGGTCTTCTCCGCGGCCCAGCGCATCAGCTGCTCCACCGCGTCGTCGGTGAGGTCTGTCTGCCTGCGCAGCGTGTCCGCGATCACATCGTCCGCTCCGGCAAGGCTTTTTGCCAGCAGAAGCTTGTATTCATCGCCGGACGATATCTGCCCGGCGGCGGTAATGCACCGGCACAGGTCGCGCAGCAGCTCCTCCGTGACGGGGCCGTAAACAGCGAGGATCAGTTCCCGCAGCCCGTCGATCTCATCCGGTGTCAGCGCCATGACGTCACCTCAGCCCGGCCTGGGCGGTCAGCTGGACCATCTCCGGCATGTACTTTTCACGGATGGCCGCAAGGTCTTCCGGCGTCTCACAGGGCAGGTCGTATTTTTTCGCCAGCGCCAGCTCAGGTTTCAGCAGGCCGGCCTCCACCATCGAAAGCGTGTCGGCCCAGTCCTTGTCTGCGTCATACAAAACGCCGTTGCCCCAGCTCACGCTCAGCAGCTGCTCAAGGTCCACCGCCTGGGCGTCGCACAGCCCCAGCGCCTGCCCCCACAGGTCCGTGATGCGCAGCGTCTCCAGCAGTGCGTCGTACCACATCCGCTGCAGGTCCATGATCGACAGGCTGTAGTCGCCCTCGCTGCTGCTGATCTCCTTTGCCGTGCGCTCCACAGCCTCCACGTCCGACAATATACCGCGTTTCAGGCCGATGATATTCTCACACGCCTTTAAATAGCTCTGCTTCCGCCGCTCAAAGCTCTCATCCCGCAGCGCAGGGGAGAAGATGGTCAATCCTTTGTCGTTGGTGTCGCCGTCCAGCCCGACGAACACGTCGTCCTTCAGCCGCATCACGCCGCCCTCCGGGTCCGGCGTTACCAGCTTGTCCGCATTGGCCACGATCCGGCTGCGCCCCAGCTCGAACTCACGCCCCAGCTGGTACTCATTTTTGTAGATGTTGTGGATCAGCTGCACCGCGCCCTCGTACACGCTCACGCCGTCCGGGCTCCCGTCCACGTTATTTGCCATCGGCAGACGGATGTAGGTCATGCCCAGACCGCCGAAGGGCACGCTGTAGGTGTGCTCCGGGGCCAGCGCCGCATACTGCGGCAGGCTGTCCAGCCGCACCTCATGCCCCAGTGTGCTGCTGTTTTCCGACACATACAGGTTGTACCGGATGGTCAGATACCCGCTGCCATCCACAGTCCGGCGTTCCAGCAGCGTGTAGTAGTCGGAGCCCGCCCGGCTCCGCTCGCTCATCAGCACGTCCGTGATGCCGTGGGGCCCGCGGGCCAGTACGTTGTAGCAGTCCCGCCGTACCACATGGTAGGCCAGCCGTCCCGTGCCGTCCGGTGCAGGCTTCAAAAAGCCTTCGCCGCCCACCATGACCCACTGCAGCACGTCCTGCTTTTCGGCGTCAATGAGGCTACGCTGTCCGTCCAGCCACGCCGTTTTTCCGGTTCCGTTTTCCGTAAAGCTGGAATCGTACTCCGCAAAACAAGCCTTTGTCAGTTTGTTGGTGATGGTGTAGGGGATGCGCTGCGCCGGGTCTTCTTCCTTGCCCTTCACCGCTTCACGCATGCGGAACTGTTTAGTGATGAGGCCGCTCAGGCGGTAGCGCAGCGCGGCATCGTTCAGCGGCGGGTCGTATTTGTCGATCTCGCTCATGAGGAACCAGGCGTATTTTTGCTGCTTTACAGTCATGCGGCCCGGTACCTCATCGTAATGACGCGGTTTTTTGCTCTTGTGCAGCGTCTCCGGTGCGGCCGCAGCCTTGCGGCGGAGCAGCTCATGGATAACGGCTTCTTTTTCAGCCTCCGAGAGGGCTTTAATGGAAGAGCAGCCCGTGACGCCTTCCACCAGGACATGCAGGTCATCGTCATGTCCAAGTGCCGGATCAGACAAACCAAGCTCACGGCCCAGCGCATAGATGTATTTTATCCGGTCTTTTTCCTGTCTTTGAGCGCCCATGGCTGCTCCCCCTTTCTTGCGTTACGCTTCCGGCTCAGGGTCGTCGATGTCGATCCCGAACGTATCCCGTGTTTTGATCCATGCATCTACCCGGTCCAGTAGCTCAGCAGGCTGACGCATCAGCGCCGCACGATCCAGCTTTTTTGTCACCTTGATGAGCTCCGTGTGTCCCATGCCCTCCAGAAGTGCGATGGTGTCCGCCTCGCCGAGATTTGTCACCAGGGAGCTGGAAAGCCTGTAGCCCACTACGCCGAATTTCAGGCGGCGGCTTTTACCTGTAAGCTCGGCCCGGTGTGCGCTCACATATTCCTCTACTTCAGCGGCCAGCCGTTTGTACCGGTTCTGCAGAGCCGTCTCCCGCTCTTTGTACTGTCCCTTCAGGTCGTCGATCCGCCGTTTTTGCTCCACATCCAACTCTGTCAGCGAGAACCTGCATTCCCGCATCTCCTGCAGCGCAGCGTCCACGGCCGACCAATCCCGAAGCACAGGGATTCTTTCAACTTTCGTTCTTGCCATATGTATCCACATCCTTTCTCGAAATTCCGCCCTCTGCATTTTCCGGGCTTGGGACCGGCCCCGGCCCAATCGGGCTGGGGGCTGCATTACGGCCGGGGCACAGCCCCGGATGCGGCATTTTTCGTTTTACTTTGGCCTCTTCCACTGGTGCGTACTTTTCGCCGCACGACCGCCGCCGTACCAAAGCGCCCACGTTTGTTTTTTACAGGCCGTGCGGAGGCTTGCGCCCGTATGCGCGCCACAGCCGGCGGATCGCTTTCCGGTTCCGGCGCTCGAGCCGCCAATCCGCCAACCAGTCCCGCAGGCCCGGCAGCGCGTTGATGAGCCACCGCATCCCATCGAAGATGATGATGCCCAGCAATACACCCAAAGAGGTTTCCCACGTCCACAGCCATGCGTCAGGCATCTTCCCGCACCCCTTTCATCATGTTCAGCAGCGCGGCGCGGATGCGCGCGTCATTCTTTTCGATGCACCAGCCGTCCTCGCACAGAACTTTTACTTCGCCTGTGGCGTATTCTTCAGCAGCTTCCCGGAGCGCTGCACGCAGGTGCTCCGCCTCCGTGGCAGAAAAATCCAGCTCATCCACCGTGAGCTCTACTGTATACCGGTATCTCATTGCGTCCTCCTTGTTCTACATCATGTAACACTTTTCTCACACCTTCATGAGCCTGTTCCACTTCTCTTCCAGTGCCTGCGCTTCCTCAAGGATGGCAGACGCATGGTCAAGCACGTCTGCCGGGATGTCCAGGATAGGCTTGCCTTCGTATGGCGTCAACAGCTCCGCCGCCTGTTGCCGAAGTCGTGCGGACTCCTCATTCAATCGGTCGGCTTCATCCAGCTTCTTTTGCTCCCGTTCGAGCTCCAGGGCGTTCAAGGCTCGTTCGATTTCAATATCGTGCCAGAACATGCTGTGCGTACACATCCAGTCGATGAGCCACAGCAGTTCCGCCTTAGTACAGCCTTTCAACGTCATCAGAAATCCTCCTCCACCGTGTATACTTGGCAGAACCAGCGGGGCAGGCCCTCATACACGAGCTTTCCTTTTGCCTCGCAGAAATAGAGGTCTCCATCTCGGCCATGAAAGACACGAGAATGTGCGCAGTACCTGCATCTTCGGTTCCGGCGCAGGCTGCGCCATTGATGAATGGTCAATCCGATCACGCTCCTAAAAAAACAGAGTTGAAACGGCCGCCGGGCCGTGGTATCCTGTACATGTGGTACGGTAAGCCATGCCGTGCCATATTCCTTTAAAGACCCCCGCCCGGTTTTCTCGTCCCGGGCGGGGCTTTTGGTGCGGAGCTGCCGTTACGACCAGCCACGCCGGCCCTCCTGGGCCGCGGCTCCGCATGAACCTCGGACGTTAGAGCCCGAGGTTGAGCGCTTGGATCAGCACGCAGTCGTTACAGTGATGTTCCTCCAGCTCTTCAGAACTCCTGCATTCCAACGGCCAGCGGCAATAGCTGTCGCAGACAGTTTCCATCAGCTCCATGACTTTCTGCTCCCAGCAGTGCGCGTGCATCACGCGTGTGGATTTTACGGGCTTGCCGCAAAACTTACAGTTTGGCATTTTTCTCTCGTTCCTTTCTTCGCATCTGATAGGCCCACGTAGCCATAGTCCGTACATTGACGCCCATATCCTCAGCCACCCGCCGGAAAGATTCTCCGGAGCGCAGGCGCTCCATTGCCTCTGCCTTGAACTCCGGCGCATAGATGCGTCTCGGCTGGCCCTTCCGGCTCGGTTTTGGGCGGGCGGACTTGGAAAGCGGCCCCAGTATGTCCAGAATTTCCTCCCGGCTCACAAGATACAGCTGCGACAGGATCTTCACCTGCTGGCGCGGGTCGATCGCGTTTCTGTATGACGCCCGGATCTCAGATTTATCCTGTTCACTCAGCATCCTGACTTTCTCCTTTGACACGCCCGGATCTGGGGACGTAGTGCCGGTTCTGGTGGTAGTTTTCCACCTTCCGAAGCTCGCCCACAAACCGGGACAACTGCTTTACCGCCTGCATTCCGGCTGCGGTCCCGCAATACCCTGCAATGGGCTCCAGCTCCTCCACAACGTCCTTGTACTTACGCCGGAGCCTGCGGCAGTCGCGCAGCTCTGTAGCCAGCTTCGCACGCTCATCCCGCGTAAGATTTTCGATTTCCAGCTTATGCAGCAGATCCTGCTGCAGGGCGTCCTGCTCTTTCATCAGCTCGAAATTTGCTTCGTATACTTTTGAGGCGTCGTTCAGCAACTTCGCGGCGCGAGCCAGAATTTCCGACGCCTTTTCTTCGTGCTTTTCCGTTGTTTCCACCTCCTATGGTTTGCCAAATGCCATGAGCGAGTGCGTGCGCGCAAACCAATTCTTTTCTGTGCGGCTGTTGCGGGCAATTTCCATGGCATGCTGCGATGCTTCCCGGCATGCGGGGCACAATTTGTGCGCTTCCTGCGTATTTGTCGGCTTTCCGCATCGGCTGCATATTCCCGGCCATCCCAGCATGTCCCGAGGCATGACGCCTTTCTCCCTCAACCGGGACTGCATGTACCGGCGGCTGCGGGCAAGGCAGTACACGCACTGTGCGCGTCCGGGGGCAGCGTCCCGCCGCTGGCATCTTACGCAGACGCCGAAGGCGTGCAGCAGGTCTGTTCTTCGCTGGCGGTGCCGGTTGTGGTATTCTTTCTGCTCCGGGCTTTCCTTTTTCCGTCTCTGCACTGCCTTCAGCCGCTCTTTTTCGAGACATTCCGGACACTGCACCCGTCCAGGGGCCGCATCTCTGCAGCCGCAAGTTGGACATATCCCGTGCGCTTTGTACCACTCATATTTCGTCACGGCCTGTTTCACCTCCTTCGCCGCACTCTGCATTTTTCCGGGCTTGTGACCGGCGCGCCATCGGCGCGGCTGCATTACGGTGGGGCCAGATGGCCCCGGCTATTTTTTCTGTTCTTCGCGCCAGGCAAGGAACTCATCGCGGTGATCCCGGTATTCAAATAGAATCATTATGCCGTCGTGCATACGGATCAGCCGTTCCCATTTATAGAATGTCCACCGGACGGCCGCCAGCGCTGAGCCGCACAGCAGGCATACAATGACCAGCGCGCCAAGCATCATCGATATCTTCGGGAATATGTTCGCCGTGCGGATGCTGTGCTGGCTCCGGCACACGCTGGCGATCAGCTTCAGCTCCTTGCTCTGCTCCTCTCCGGAAAACATGGGGAACAGCAGCTTTACATCCTCATTCGTCAGCCGCATCGTGCTGTAGGCCCGCTGCAGTCCAATGCGCGTGTAAGCCTGCGTCGTGATTTTCCCCTTTTTCACGCGCTCATACAGCTCACTGTTCCCAATCAGCACCACGCCGTTTCCAGGCACCTCGTTTACTTCATCTTCATCCGGCAGGATACGCAGTTCATCCATCGGAGCCCGCTTCAGCAGCTGGGCCTCATCCACGATGATCACCTTGTTGGTGCCTCGCAGCCGTGCCCGGATGGCCTGCCACATCTGTTTACTGCTGCTCACGGCAGGAATGTCAAGCGCCGCACCTAGCAGCTCTCCGACGCCCGCAAGCCCGGACATGCTCGGGTCAAGCCGGATATAGATGGTGCTTTGCGGATTATCTCGGTAATACTTGACAGCAGCCTTCGTTTTCCCGGCCCCGGCGTCGCCGTGCAGCATCACCAGCGTGCGGTTGATCTGCGCGTAGCGGATGGACTGGTACACGTCCTCAGATATGCTCGTGGGCTTGTAGGTCTCGTCCAGCTTGTAGGGAGCGACCTGCACCTGCACCGCGGCCGCCTCGCTTTCCTGTTGAAGGAACTCCCGCAGCCGACTTTCAATGCCCTCCACGCTGCCATCCATTTTGCAGTTCATATAGTTGCTGAGGCTGGCACCGCTCATGCCAATGCGTGGCGCCAGCTTGTTCTGCGAGAGCCCCGTATCCTTCATATATTTCCGGACACGCTCCTGCAGCGCTTCATCGTACACTTTAGTAGTCGAATTCGTCATCATCGTATCCTCCATCCGAATTTTTGTTCATCCTGAAAATATCTATATCGCCAACAGCCATGGCCATCGGCTCCTCGTCCCATCGTGCCAGCTCCACCGTTTTGGGCTTGCGGGGCGTGATCGGTCCGGCCAGATTTTCCTCGGCCATCCGTGCTACCAGCGCAGCAGCCTCTTCCGGCGGTGCGTCCGGCAGCAGCGTTGCCGCCAGTTCCTGCACCACACGTTTGTACTTGTTTTTAAGCTGCTGTTGGCGTGCAATCTCTTCCTGTGTAGCTCCGTATTTCGCCTCCAGTTCACATCGTGGGGCCGTCATGATGAAGGAACCGTCCTCCCGGTATACGCGCACGCTGGAAAGGTCGTCCGGGTCGTACCGAAGATATACCTTTTTTTCCTGCCATAGGCTGTGCAGCTCCGGGCAGTTGTACCAGATTTTTTTGCCCCGGATGTTCAGATACACGCCCTCCCGGTCCACCTTTTTTGGCTTCGATGTGCGCAGCATCATCAGATTCAGCACATCCTCTTCTACATCGCCAGGCGGTAAAAGCTGCTGTACGAGGGCAGCGGAAGCGCGTTCACCGCATTTTTCTCCGCCCATTTTTCCGTGTATTCCATACACTTGGTAATAGAATACGCATGGCCCTCTCCGCCGTCCACGAGGTAATAGTACAAAAACGTCTTTTTTATATATTCCGGCATGTCCGTTTTGCCCTTACGTGCCTTGCCGCGCCTGTCGATCACGCCGTCCAAGTCACCCTCATCCAGCGCTTTTTTCTTCCGGTACAGTGTCGGCACACTCAGCTCCACGCCGGGGTTTTCCACGCGCATGTGCTGGACGAATTTATGGTCCAGCTCACTTAGGGGCTTTCCCGTCTGGCTGCGGTAGAGCATCCATTGGTCTACAACATCCTGCCAAAACCCGATTTTCTCACGGTCCGCATCCGTGTAGCTGTCCAGCGGACGTTGCACAGGCGACGGCTTCACTTTCTGCAGCGCTGTTTTCTCCGGGGCGCTCAGTGTCAGGCCGTGCTGCTCGTAGTATTTGAGCTGGATTTCGTTTGACTGTGTTGCCAGTGGAAAAGCGTATTCCGATCGGTTTCTGTTGTTCAGAATACTCACAGCCGGAATTCGTCCTGTTTGTGCTCTGTATCGCACTGTGCGAAGCGGCCAGCCCGTAAGCTCTGCAACCTCTCGGGCGCTCAGCATAACTTCCAAAAAAATCACCTGCCTTGACCTGCCATCATCAGGCACGGGGCGGTCAGTCCCCGCACGACAGCCCCGAAGGGCTGTTTCGGCTATGCTCGAAGCTGCGGGAACCGCAGCTCCCAGTATTCACGCTCTGCCGCCTCAAATGTACTGCGCACCCGGATATCGTAGGCGTGACCCTGTGCGTCCAGCTTCATAGTGGCGTAGGTATGGTGTGGGTTTGCCGCCTTACTGCGGCATAGGATGTAGTGTTCAGAGCGCTGGAGTATCTCATAGGAGTCCTCAAGCCTGCCTGTCGTCCTTGTCATGTCGGTTTCTCCTTCAGACTGCCTGCTCCAGCGTGGAGCAGAATCGGTTTACTTCCCTCGGCCACAGCAGCTGCACGCCCGTTGGTGTGAGGAACAGGGCCGGGGCCTCTACGTCGACGATTGTCCCATCCTTGATGCGCCGCAACGTCACCTTCGGCTCGGTGTACCCTTCGTCAAAACTTTCCACTCGGTACAGGTCCCCGTTGTGGTTGTAGGTCTCGCCAACATAGATGGGTTGGCCGGTCAGTTGATACTTTTTCATTGCATTGGCTCCTTTCCGTTTAAAAGCCCGTTTCCGGGCAATACTTGGCTTGTATCGGCGTCGGCAAGCAGCTCGATTGCGGCGGCCAGTGTGTCCGTCCAGCCGATATACTGCCCCGCGGGGCCGTGGATGTAGATGCGGCCCACGGCGGGGTAGTACCGGATGCGGCATGGCGCCCACGTTGGGCTGCGGCCGATTACCAGCTCGTGCCGACGAATCGCCAGGATGCGTAGCCAATCCAGGTTGCGGCGGAGCCGGCCTTTCCTTAGCTCCCAGTGGAAGTTCATTAAAGAGCCTCCTGCTCACTTGTGAATATCTCTTCAACTTTGCACTCCAAAGCGTTTGCAATTGCCTTGGCCCTCAAATCTTGGGTGCGCGTATATGCACCCGTTTCAATTCGAAAAACTGCATTCACAGGAAGCCCTGCCTTTTCGGATAATCTCTTTTGATTTAATCCATGTGCCTTTCGCAGTTCAATGATTTTATCGACTTTTGCGATAAGCATGTGCTCACCTCCAACGCTAAAAGTTTTACGTTCGTACAAGGTCCATCTATAT